CGATGCAATGTGCATACGGGTTGCATACCCGCTGCCAGAGACAAAATTTACACCGCCGTTTCCACCATACAGCGCAGTTCCACCCGATTGAACCTTACAAAAGGCTTGAGTGTCATCGTTCTGGACTTGCAGTCCGATGTCTGCATCTGCTGTTGTTTTGATGTGAAGTGCATCGCTTGGTGACGTAGTGCCGATGCCGACATTGCCTGTAGTGTTTAAACCACCAGTTACAGAAACGCCGGATGAAGTGGTTTCAAACTTCTTGGCGTTGTCGTAGTACAGTTCAACAGCACCGTCAGTCTTAGCCACCAACATCTGTTCAGCTTGGTTTTTCATAAGCTGGATGTTGTTGCCGTTAGTGGTAATTAGAAAGTTGCCTGTCCCAACATCTTCGATAAATGAGTTGTTGTTGGAGTGATGTATCTTTAGTCCATCATTGCTTGTTCCAACGTAAATATTATCAGTATCAGCTATAACAATATCGTGTCCGTTGCTTTGCAAGTCACCGCCAAGCTGGGGGGTGGTGTCGTCCACCAAGTCGGTGCTTACAGTCCCAAACGACAGAGTGCCGGAGCCGTTGGTCTTTAGCACCTGACCGTTGCTTCCATCCGCTGTTGGATAGGTTAAGCTATTTATTTCTGCGGAGCCTGTAACAGTCAGGCCATCAGCAGTGTTAAACCGTTGTACACCAGAGCCAATATAACCCATCAGGTAATCTCCAATATGGAAAGTGTAACATCAGCAGAAGTTGAAGCACTTGACGTAACCTTCAAAACATCTGATGCGTTCATCACAACCTTCTGGTCGCCTCCTACAACAACCAACGATGATCCAACGGGAACCGGGGCATCCTTGATAATGTACACGTTATCGCCGTCATTGTTCTCTAGCTGAACATCAATCTCTATTTGAGATGTCACAATGTTAGCTATACTGAGGCCAATAATCGTTGTCTCTGTGGAACTTGGGCATGTGTAAATAGTAGCCGCGCTGGTACCAACTCCCGTGTCTGTTACAAGTTTAAAAGCATTCGCCATAATATCATCCTAACGCAATCGCCATAGCGATGCCCTGTCCTGCGGGATCAAAAAACGTCAGCCCCTGTGTTTGAAGGTTGTCGGTATGGATAGCCTTTTCTGCTGGCAACGTGCAGAAAATTGTCTTGGTTCCAGAACTCCAACTCACAGCGTTGTCACTGTTACTGGACTGCAAGATGGTTGTACGCGCCAATGTAGTGCCGGATGACGTATACGTTCCAACCCCAACCTCAAAGTCAGTGCCGTCTGTGCAAGCGTAAAATGTCGTGTTCCCGTTCCCGACAGAACCAAAAGTCTCAAAACCAGTGACCGCACCAGCCAATGTATATGTGCCAGTGCCTGTCGTGGTGGTCGTTTCTTTGACCCTATCCGCAAGAACAAGCGCCATTTTACTTCAACTCAACAGTGAAGTTACCCGCGTTAATACGGAAGATATCGCCGCTTTGAATTGTCTTGTTAACATCCAGTGCGCCAACAAACAGGATGTTTCCACTGCTTGCCGCGTCTGCAACAAAGGCATGTGTAATAACATCATCTCCGCCGCCACCAGATGCTGGGAACTCAATATTCGCTGCATTTGTAGCTGTCTGTGCGTCTGTGCTAACAGCAGGAACCGTCCAACCAGAAGCCGCTACCTGCTGCCTCGCGTAGTTGGTAAAGTCTGCTTCAGTAACGGAGCCTGTTTCAATACTACTAACTGCGGTAGCTAGACCGATATAGATACTGTTACCGGGAGTCGCAAAACTCTCCGCGTTATTCTTAAACAGAAACTGCAAGATCGCGTGTTCTGTATAATTGGTTGCTGCATTTGACGTTGCCATTTTTTACTCCTCAAGTACGGGGCCGTTCCGGCAAACCCCTGCGATACGCATCGCTGTTTTCTCTGGCTTCTGCCAGATCCTTAATTCGGCTTAAAGCCTCATTAAATTGTTTTTCATAAACACCCAATAAATCTGGCTCTCCCTTCATGTAAGTATACGCTTCAACGAGAGAACCGTAAAGAAGGGCATTGGGAGCGTTATCACTAAGCCAAGTAACGCCTGAATCTGCCCCGGCTGTTAAAGAGGCTGGCAAATAATAGTAGTGAAGCTCAACCGCGTAGTTTGAATCAGGAGTCGGAGCAATAATAAAATTATCTACATCAAAAAAAGCGTAGTATTTTGGTGTGCCTGTTGAAGATGAATTAGGATGAAACTCTTGCAAAAAGTTAACGTCTTTTTGCAGCAAAAACTCCTTTGAACTAGAGTTTGTTATAGACATAGAAAACGATGCCAAATAATCTGTTGGGACGGAAAGATAAGGGTCATTTTGACTTAATGAGCTTGTGGCGTTTTTACGAAAAACCTCCAAGTCAACAAGTTTAAATATGCGTTGCTCTGCATTTTTAATGAATGTAGGCAGATTTGTAACAAACGAAGTTTCAGTGTTCTCCGTATAATCCTGTATTGCTGTCTTTAGCTGTGCATAAGTATAGCTCATTTAATTCTCCAGCGTTACAGGACCAACCGTGGCTACTGTGCCGCCTCCCCTTACATTGCCTGAAGTAGCTGTGCCAGAGGAAGCAGTAAACGTATAATTGTTCGTGTCAGTTACTGTAATCAAATAACCAAAAGCGTTTTCCAAAACAGACACAGAAAACCCATCAAAAGATTGTACTTTTCTAAATCTCACTCTGTCATCTGTTGATCTACCATGACTTGGCTCATTTACTGAAATAACATTAGAGCCAGAGGCTGATGATTTAAATGCGTTAATCCCCAATAAATTAGCGACAGAAGGCTCTGTGCGCGTATCTGGGCGAGGATCTCTTAATGCTTCAGGATCTGGGAAGCTTCTTATTGGCTCTAATTGAGGATGTTTAGGCTCGTACTCGTCTGGGCCAACCTTAAAGCCATTCCATTCTGTACGCATTTCACGCAACCGATAACGGAAACCTGACCTATCAGATATTCCGTAAGCATCTTTGCCTGTAGCGAAACGTGCCATTATCCAACTCTGTAATACTGCAAGTTAGGAGAAACGCTAAATGAAGCTCTGTCACGATCCTCTGCCTGCGCTCTATCAAACTCTTCATCGTATATTGCTTTTAGAACCTGTATGCGATCAGGCGCTCGTTTTATAGAAAGATAGTAAGCTAACCCAGCAGCGAGACATGGATAAAACCGAAATGGGACTTCTGTCGTGTTTGTGTATGTATCAGCGTCATCAATCCGTGTTAAGCAATCGAAAACAAGTACATCTGTACTGTTTTCAGGCACAGGCCAAATATTGATTACAGGAGTTATCTGTCGATCAATAAAAAATTGCGTTGGTCTTGCCTGAGTTGTTTTAGATGGAATGTTAAGGTAAGTATCTCTGCTTATCCTAGACATGCTAAAATCAGTAGAATCTCTGCGAATAACCATAGACAAAACGTCAATTACATCTGCGCCAAGATCATAATTTCCATCAGCTTGCGTCACAGTTTGTGTGCGTTGTGTAATTGTCCATTGATTAAGGCCTCGATTCGCCCAATCCGCAAACAACAGATTGAGCGATCTTTTAGCAGTCTTTAGGTCGTAACCTGTTCGGACCTCCAAACCACAGCGTTCAAATGCCTCTTCAATGTAATCACTTACATCTAGTTCAAAGTTTGTAGATCCTGAAACAGTCATTACTTTTTGACCTTACCGCCGCCACGCATACGGCGTTTCGCAGCTTTTTTAGCCGCCCCGCCACCCATCATCTTTTTAACGGCAACGCCACCTTTTTTCATGCCCATCGCCATTGCTTTGCGAGGAGAAACCTTCTTAGCAGCGCCCCCGCCCTTCATTTTTTTGGGCATCACTGAACCGCCACCACGCATACGTCTTGCTTTTTTCTTAGCACCCGGCATCTTTATGTCTCCTTTCTCTGCGATATAATATGAGATTTAGATAATCATCAGGCTCATAGCTTTCATAGTATCCCATTTTTTCTAGGGTTTGACTAGCATCATCCAATTCTGATAGCTTTTGAACAAAAATCATCGTAAAGTTCCACCTTTGAAAAGCAAGTAGCCAAACATCCATTTTGTTCAATGCAAACCATTCATTCATGGCAATGCAGCCAGCTTCAACTTCATCATATGTCTGAGAAGGATCTTCTTCCGCACATATAATAACAGAATATTGGGGGTCAAAACTCTTGGACTCTATAGACACTTTCTCCCATAAATCTTGCCTACTAAAACACTTTACAACCTTTAACTTGCTGTCTTTAAATGCTTTTCTAGCGTAGGGGCATGGAGCGAACCCAGTATCAGGATCTACCACACCAAGATCCTTCATTATCCAACCCTCTATAATATCCTCTACTTTTTCTTTCTCCGTAATGATTGCACCCTTCTAGGCTTGCCTGCTGGCTGTCCTATCCTTTTCTTTTGTGAAATACGGCTTTTCTTTTCGGAAGCTGTCATTTCTTTAGATGTTTTAGGAGTTTTGCTGGAAACTCTTTTAGAGGGGCGACAATATGGAGTACCCCGTTTTTCACCCTTCTGACGCCCACACGCCTTACCCGTTCTGACATCCTTCCAGTCTTCTTTAAACCACCTTTTAAGTGCCAAGCCCTTTTTCGTCTTGCGTACTGCCATTGTTTATTCCCTTGACTTTCTGATCGCATCAAATGTCTCACGAACAGTGGGCGGCCTCTTTTCGTTAGGCTATACTTGCATTGAATTTCACGAGGGTAAAATTCAATGGGGTCTAGCCACACGCTGTCAACAGTATTGTTAGCACCATGATATATGCAAACACGCTTTTCGTCTATAATGTCGCATCCTTTAAGCCTGCAAACAACATACTCTGGGTCAGCAAAAGCATTAGCTACGGTGCTTTTCAAAAACAAAACAAAGCCAAGAAGCAGGCCAGAACCAAAGACAGCCATCAAAATCCAAGCAACAATTTCTACAAACTTGCGCCTTCGTTGCCTCTGAATATACAAAGTTTCTTGCCGCTGCTTACGAATTTTGCCTTCCATGGCAATTAATTCGTCCCATTTCGACTTGCCCATAGTCAAGCCAATCCAGTTTTGCAACTCTCTGCGTTGAGCCTCTGCCTTTTGTTTTGCAGCAAAAGTTTCCATTGCTTCTTGCTCGACAGACTTGCCAGCAAAGAGCTTCTTAAATATTGGGGGATTTTTTGCTTCTTTTTCAAGCATGTCTAGGTCGCTCAAAGCGCCCATCCATCTTCCAAGATCGCTTGCCATAGACTCAATATCACGGCCTATAGCAAAGCCTTTTTTAATGGCACTGAAAGCTGCTGAAGCAGTAGCCATTGCGGACACGGGATCCATTAATAAACCTCCACGCTGCCCTCTTCAATGTACTTCGGAATGCAATAAGCTGTGACTTTATCCTTAGAGTCCATCAACTCAATGCTGGTGTAATTCCCATACCTTTTAGCAGTTTGTGCCGCAAAATAATTACACTCCGTAATTGAGTAAAAATACATATTATTACTGATAAGCTGCCTATCAGCACCAGTGCCTAGATAAACAATCAATAAAAAAGCATGTATCATACAAGCCTTGTAGCTTTTCTTTTCCCTTCTAATACGGCCCCACACCCACGAGCAATCATCCCATTTTTGGGTTGATTTTTTACTTTACGCTTCCTTGTTTGCGGCTCAATAGTAGCCAAGCCGCCACTTTCCATCTTCTTAGCTTTTTTCTTTTTCTTCCCACCAGTACCGTAATTAGCAGCACCAACCTTTCGGCACTTAGCGATGGCTCCGCTTGCATAAGCGCTTGGAAAAACTCTGTAGCGAGCTTTTACTTTTCGATAACATGCGTCTTTTGGCATTTTTCTTCCTTTTCATAGGGGGTTTGCTAATTTGCTTACCCATCTGTGAACGGCCCATAGCCATTAGAATAATTGTTCCATACCAGCCGCTGCAACAATTAATATAGCGATACCCCATAGCCTAGTATCAAGACGTTTTAGTTGGTCCTGTATATCGGCGTAACGCTTATCACAAGAAGCTTCATGCTTTTCTAATTGCTTCAAAACATCTTCTGGGGTCATTAACACTTCCATCTTTTTCTAGCCTGTCTCAAACGGCTGTTTGGATTTTTAGCTGCTTTAGGGAACTTCTTCATTTGCCCAGCAGAACGAGCGCAAAAAGACTTTCTACGCTTTGCCGCTTTGCTTCCGGGTTTTACTTTCCCCGTAACCGCTGTCTTGAGCTTGCTGCCGGGATTTTTACGTCTGTATGCAGCAACACCAGCTTTAGTCATTCCCGCCCCAGATTTGGTGGGGCGGAAGTTCTTTTTGTTTCGTGGGGGCATCTTCCCTTTGGAACTAGCCATTGTTTTCTCTACGACAAGAAAATGGTTAATTGATTGCTAGAACCAGTGAAGGCAGAGACAAACGCACCGCTCGTAGCAAGAATACCGTCATCTGGAATGTTCAGATGGTGCATCCCTGTTGGAAACGTCTGCGTAATCAAAGTTTCACCGGAAGCGCTGCCATTCTTAATCGTAAAGGCACCAGCCGCATTTGCAAAAATTACAATTTGACGGATGCGAGAACGAGCTGGGCCTACAACAGCAGCAGAATCCCCTTGAGTATGGTTAAAGGCTCTTACTGGACCAGCCATATCTGCCTCCTAATTAGCTTGCTGTATCGTAACCGATGATTTCAATCATGAAACGACCAGCAGTGTATGCTGCATCACCAGTGCCTTGACTTACAAGGTAAAGATACTGATCTGCTGCAATATCACCACCAGCAGTCATTGTTCCAGCCGATGCTGCTCCTGCGTTAATAATCTGAGTTTCAGTAAGATCACCAATAGCTGTGTCATTTACTCCAGTGCCTTCAGTAGCAGAAAACAGATCAATGTCTGTACTACCGCCAGCGGGAGTTTCCAAGCATGTCATTGTAACGCCAAAAACTGTGCCTTGATTGGCTGTGGTAACTTGAGCGATATAGGCGACTCCTGAACCATCTTTACCAATAATGTCACCAGCAGTTCCGCCATCTTTAAGGCCTGTTAAATCAATCATAATTGTTGACTTAACAATGTTTACACCAGTTGAAGTATCGCTGTGATCACGAACAACGGTAGTAATATATGTAGCCGCAGTGCCTTCAATACCAGCGCCACCAGCAGCTTCCACAGCCATTTTGTCACCGCTAGTTACGGTAATAGCGCCTGTAGTAGCGTTCTTCGTAAACATCTGGAAACCGTTTTGAGAGCGGACGGGACCGCTAAAAGTAGTATTAGCCATGCTTATCTCCTGTCGTGGCTAGTGTCAGACTCACAATGAGTCTGTCAGGGATTAATCTATTGTACATAAAAAAAGGGCGACTGTGAAGCCGCCCTTTTCTCACCTCGGAGAAGGTATTCTTTAGGCACCCGGTGAACCGAATACACAGCGTGGATCTGAGAATCCAAAGCTGTAACGCTCACGAGCCTTGAACCGCATGTT